CAGTTCCCAGTCGCCGTCACCGGCCGCGACGTCGGCCAGCAGGCTCGCCACGTCATACGCCTTGCGCGAGAGGCCGCGGCGCGCTTCCGCCACATCGTCCTCATAGTCCGTCGGCGTGGCATCGCGCTCCAGCCGCAGCCCGGTATGATCCATCGCCTGGTCAAGCATGGACAGCATCACGGGCAGCGTTGGCTTGTTCGGCGAATCGGCCACCAGCGACTGCAATATGGTGGCGAAGGCCACGCGCGGCGCCACCTCGGGCTCGGTTTCTGTCTCGGTTTGCTCGCACATTCAGTCCTCCTTATGGTTTTTGATCGGTTTGCGTTTCCACAGACACACCGCCGAAATCTGGCGGCGTTCCCGGTCCACGACCACATCGCCCCAACGCGGCGGCAGTATGGTCAACGGCCACGCATCCGTGTGATTGAGATGCTGGATGACCTCGAACAAGTGATCCAGCAATTCGCCGGCACCCATGCGCAGGCCGGCGCTGTCCAGCGGCCATTCGAACAGGCTTTCGCCTTCTTCTCGGTGGTCGTAGTCGTCGGGTTGCGTCATCGCACTCCCCTCTCTTCGATGGTTGGATGATTTCGTGGACCGAGCCGAATCGAACGGCATCCCGCTGTTTGCCCCGCGTACATGACACCGCGTGATCTCCAGCGGGGGCGAACCTGCCGGCCCCGAATGCGCCACTCCCCTGCTCCGGGAATGGCGCGGTGGCGGTGTTAGCGACTGACCTTGTCGATTGCCGGGGAAGGAAAGAAACCCGGCAAGCCATCATTCGACGCCCGCCTCGGCCTCGAGCAGGCAGATCAGGCGAATGGGCACGCCAATGAAAGCGACCAGCGAACAGATGCCGTTTTCCAACGGGTAGCGGCATACCTCGTGCGTCATCACCCACACCAGACAGGCCACGAGAACGACCGCCAGCACCGTCAGGTGACGCATGAACCGTTTCGACGGGCCGCCATCGGCCTTCCTGTATCCGGAGGCGTGATGCCCGTAATCATGGGAGTCCATCTATTCCTCCAATGTCTTGATGTAACGGCGCATCTCTTCCTTGCGCACGTGCCTGCGGCCGGGCTCCCCACGCTTGTTCAAAGGGCGGAACACGTCGATATCACGCTGGTTCACCGCGACCAGCAGGCCGTCGTAATCGATGTTGAACACCTGCGCGGCCTGCGGCAGCGTCAACGTCTCGCGCTCCCACAACGGCACCGGATTGCCGTCCGTGCGCACTCCATCAGCCGTTACGGGCATTGCGGGCCTCCTTGCCGAGAGGAGAGTGACGACCCCGTAAGATTGCGGTAGACAAGTTCAACATGAATGATCCTTTACGAAAGAGGTCGATGATGGTCACATGGTTATGGAATCTGGCGCAGGGGGATTTCGCGCAGAACCCGACAGCCTGGATAGACTTGGCGATTACCGTTCTGGGCATTGTGCTTTCTCCGGTGGCATGGTTCGTGTCTAAATGGCTGGAAAGCGAGTCGTCAAAACAGGAGGCTGCTAAGGCGCAGAAGAAATTTGATACCCAGCTTGAGGTGCTCAAAGGCCAGTTGGAAGCAGCCAAGGATTCGGCGAACGCGCTTCGCGAACAGGTCGAGGCGCAGAAGTCCACAGCTGAAGCTTTGCGCGCGCAGGTCTCTTTGTTGGAGAGACAGGCTGAGTTGTCCGAGGCGGTTGCCGCCGTGCCGGTTTGGGGTTTCGAGCAGTCTCGGCCGCGTAGCATCGTGTACGAGGTCACGAATCGTAATGCCTTTGATGCGTTTGATGTGCGAGTGGAATACAACGATGATGGGTCGTATGAATTGGGGAACATGACCAAGGGCTCATCCACAAGTTTCAATTTCATCGAGTCGGGCATCTGGGGTGGCGTACAAACGGATATAACCATCAGTTGGCTTCCTTCTCCTGATGCAGCGAAACGTGAACATCTTCGGATGGCGATGCCAGCTCGGTTATAGACAGCAATCGCTGCAGTTTGGTCGCATCTACCAGCACGATTTTCGTGACGTAGACCACGGCTTTACCGGCACCTAGATAATCGACCCGTAACGGATGCTCATCGATTCGTGCGATTTCCGCCGGTCTCATACCGACGATTTCAGCCAATTGACGCGCACGGTTCGCGGGCAATGATGAATATGAGCAGCTAATACACATCACTCCACCTCTCCTTCGGCGAGCGCTGGAAGGGTGTTCTCGACGGCCGTCACTGGGGCGGTAGAGTTTTTCGTATGCAATCGTTTATCTCCTTTTGCCAGTGGCTGTGGTCCTTCATTGGTGGGTTCGGTGGGCTTGTCGGTGTCGCCGGTGGCGTGTGCGGCGTGATCGCCCTGTTCCAGACGGGCAAGGCGAATCAGCTCGCGAAGGACGCAAACGAGCTTGCCGAGTCGGCGAACGGTGAAGCCGGGGCGGCCAACGAACTCGCTGAAAACGCGAACAAGATAGCTTTGGACGCCAATGAGGTCGCTAAGCGGTCGCTGCGGGTTGGCGCGGATCAGACCGTATATGATTGGACGGTCGGGGTCGAGGATGATGGACGAACCATCGTCCTTCGTAACCACTGCGCACATGCTGCTGACGATGTCTCCGTGGCTGTTCGGTCTGGAGACGCAGCAATATTCGACGCCGCGTTCGATCATGTAGCTGGTTTTCAGGTATTGCGTCTCGACGTGTCGCGCACGGTCAATCAGATTGTCGAACATCAGAGGAAACTCAACCCAGCTTTCCTTCACGGACTTGCCATACGATTCGAAATCGATGTCCATGTCGCCTGGGTCAGCGAGCTCGGGATACACCGAGACGAGGTAATCAACGAGATCATCAGCTGCGAGCACTGAAGTCCTAAGAGAAATCCCACTCATTCCGCACCTCCAGCGAGAACAAGGATGTTGGATTGATGTAGTGTGTGGTTCATGAATTGGATTGCGGAACATGGCGTCGAGCTTGCCGGATTCGTGCTGACCCTGGTCGTGACGATTACCGGATGGGTCATGGAGCACAGAAGCTCCAAGGAACGCGACGACAACCGGCGTGATGACATCGATTTACTGAAAAGCCAGATAGCTGCCCTGCGCGACCAGGCCGACAGTCTGAACGAGCAGACCGCCATGCAACGGGCGGAGTTCGACAAGCCGCCGTTCGGAGAGGCGGAATGGGTTCGCGGATCCATACGACGTGTGACAATCACCGGTTCTCGCAGGGTGTACGTGGAGTCGGTGACGCTTGATGATGATTCATATGTGCTTCGGTTGCGAACGAAGATTCCGGATTCGTTCGAGCCGTCCGAGACCATCGAGTACGTGACCAACGGCCCGGTTCCGGTGGTGTTCTCATGGCGTTGGGACGACGAGCCGAACATGCCGCTGAAGAAGCTTCGGAGAGTGGCATACAAGCCGGAACAGTGATGATCCGCCATGAGGTAGCCGTTCTGCAGTCCGTTGAGATACGACCATGTCGAGTCGAATCCGCCGGTGGATGAAGTATGTCCCGTCCAGCTCACTTGGAACTGTCCCGGTACCTTTTGTCCGTCGATCCAATAATCGCAGAATGCCACTTTCACGTGAGGCCCGCCGTCTGCCGCGATTGCAGCGCATTTCCACATGAGTTGTTTCAATCCCCGGTCGGAATCGTCCTTCGGGCAGCGTTTATCCATTCCCGTAACGCCGTTGCCGAAGTCAACCCGTTCAAGAGACTCACCGGGCAGCCACTCCCGGACATCGCCCTTGCTCATTTTTCTCATTTCGTACCTCCTTCGGCGAGCGCCGGGATGGCGTCCTCGGCGGAGTCAAGCCGCTCTGCCGAAGCAACAATCGAGGACAGCGGACGATTCACGGCGCACGCGATGCGTCTCAGCTCGTCGAAGTTGAAAATGCCGACATTGATCTTGCGGTTCAACGTGTTGCGAGGGATACCGGATCTGTCTGCGAGCGCAATCTGAGTCATATCTACCTCCGCAAGGACTTGCTTTATTGCAACCCCTAAATGTTTTTGCTCAAGCAGTTTCTGTTTCATATGAGACATGATAGGACGCACTGCGTGTCACACAAAACCCGGCGTGTCTCATATGAAACAAATTTGATTCACTTATGAGTAATATGACTCATATGCCAACAGGAAAGAAGACCGCAACGATTGAATCGAAGACGCTCTCAATCGCGATCAAGAGAGCTATGGCCGTGCGAAACATCAAAACGCGAGCCCTAGCCGACGAGTCCGGCGTACCCTACGGAACACTCCGACGCATACTTGAACTCAATACGGTCGCAGACTACGAACAACTCAGAAAACTCGCCGACGCCCTACGCATGCCGTTATCATCCATCATCGCGGACGCCGAACGACTTACAAAAGACGCAGGCGTCATCGAAGACTATCAAGACTCCGCCACCACTCCCCCGGTGCCCGCCGACATCGACGACGAGGACATAGACCTAGACACATGGGCCAACAGGATCAAAGCCGAAGACGGCATAACACAAGAAAGGTGAATCACATGGAATTCGAAGAAGCGATCAAGAGCGTTGCGGCCAAAGTCGCCGATCTGAAGGACTCCATCGAGACGGAGGAGGCGACCAAGACGGCGTTCATCATGCCGTTCATCGGTCAGGTGCTCGGTTATGACGTGTTCAATCCCACGGAGGTCGTGCCCGAATTCACCGCTGACGTCGGCGTCAAGAAAGGCGAAAAAGTCGACTATGCTCTCGTCCTCGACGGTCAGGTGCAGATCCTCATCGAGTGCAAGAAAGTCGGAGCGCAGCTTTCCCTCGAAAACGCCAGTCAGCTTTACCGTTACTTCGCTACGACCAAAGCGCGCATCGGCGTGCTTACCAATGGCCAGGTATGGAACTTCTACATGGACATCGACGAACCCAATCGCATGGACTCCAAGCCGTTCCTCGTACTCGACCTGCTCGACATCGACGAAACCATCCTTTCGGAGCTGAAGAAACTCACCAAACCCGCGTTCGACATCGAATCAATCGCCAACAGCGCCGAAGAACTGAAATATGTCGGCGCATTGAAACGCGCAGTATCGGATGAATTCAAGGAGCCCTCGGACGATTTCGTGAAGCTCCTCGCCGCACACGTCTATGACGGTGCATTCCGGCAAAACGTCATGGATAAATTCAGGCCGTTAGTCGAAAAGGCATTGAAACGTTTCCTCTCCGACCAGGTGAACGACCGGCTGAAGACCGCACTCGGCGCCGACGACATCAAGATGTCCCCGGCCGGAGAAGACAATACCGATAACGAGGCTGCGGAGGATACGGCCGAAGCCGACGACGACGGAATCGTAACCACAGAGGAAGAGATCGCCGCCTATCGCATCATAAAGGCCATCGCATGCAGTGAAGTAGATCCGGCCCGAATCACCATGCGCGATGCCAAGAACTATTGCGCCGTCTTCCTTGACGACAACAACCGCAAGCCCGTCGCCCGACTCTTCTTCAACACAAAGCAGAAGTACATTGGTCTTTTCGACGAAGAAAAGAAATGCGAACGTCACCCAATCGATGACCTCAACGGTATCTATGCCTTTGCGGAGGAGATTCGCAGCGAGGTGCAACGCATCGAGTCCTGATGCCTCATGTATTGCCCGACACTAGCTGTCGGGCAATACATCCTAGAGCGATGAGGGGAGTCATGCAATCCCTCGAACAACAAACCACAACAACAAAGAAACCCGCTGGCGAGCGCTTTGTTGTTGATGAACAGGCGCGAATAGACGAAACGCTCAAGAAACTCCATCGTGGTGACATGGACATCGTCGCACTTGAGGATGAGCATAAGTTCGACGGTGATGGAGACGATCCGGCGTGATGTTTCACGCCTCTAATGTTCCATTTCGGCGTTTTGGAACATTAGGAGTATGGTTTTCGTTTATATAAACGCTCTTATGAAGCGATTGGAACAATACGATGGACTACAAAAGCATCCGGCAAACCGTGCACATGAGCCGGTCCACGGAAACACCGGAGACCGTAGCCGAACGCGAATACCGGCAACGACTCAACGGATGGAGCACGTTCCGATCCGGCATCACGCTACGCGGCAGCGAACTCTTCGTCGTCAACTTCCGCGAACTCGCCACGATCACCGACAGCATACGCGACCAGGAAAACAAAGTCGCCGAACTATGGAACGCGCTGCCCCCAATCGCACGCCGCGCCTACCTGCACGACCTCATCGGCACGGAAATGCAAAGCACCAACGACATCGAAGGCGTCCGCTCCACACGCAGGGAAATCAGCGACGCCCTCGAAGCCGCGCTCAACGACGGGCCGCACAAGCGCTTCAGCGAATTCGCGAAACTCTTCCTCACACTCAGCGGCGAACAGCCCGAACCCATGCCCGAAACACTCAACGAGATCCGAGCCATCTACGACAAAGTCATGTCAGGCGAACTCGCCGAGAAGGACAAGCCGGACGGCGAACTGTTCCGCAACGGACCCGTCTACATCGACAACCCATCCACCGGCAAAAGGATCCACACCGGCATCACCCCTGAATCGGAAATCAAGGTCCTGCTCACGCAATGGATTGCTCTTTCCCGCAACCGGGACGTGCCCCCGCTGATCCGCGCGGCGATGTGCCATTTCGCGTTCGAATACATCCACCCGTTCTACGACGGCAACGGGCGCACGGGACGATTCCTGTTCGCGCTGCAGCTCAGACAGCATCTGAGCGCGCCGACCGCCATCAGCCTCAGCCCCGTGATCTACGACGGCAAAGACCGCTACTACAAGGCCTTCGAAGACGCGCAACATCCATTGAATCGGCGCGACGGAAGCATATTCGTATACCGGATGATGAAATTCGTCGCGGACGCACAGAAAAAACTCATCGATGACTTGTCTGAGAAAGGCTACATGCTTCTTCACGCCGTGAACCGGCTCGAAAGCCTGAAAGAGGAACGGCAGTGGGACGACGTCGAAGCCAACATAATCGCGGTGCTCGTGCAGGAGGAACTGTTCGGGGAATCCCCGCATAGGGTGACCCGCAGACAGCTGGGCGAAGGACTGGGACTGGGAAGAAAGAAAATCACGCAAGGCCTCGGCTCTCTGGAGGAGACTGAGGCGGTGTCGCACAAAGGCACCCGCCCGGCCTTCTACTCGCTCACTGATGAAATCCGTGCGAGACTGCTTGCCGGAATAACCGGAGGAGGGGACGAATGAACTACGGATGGCGGAAAGAACCCCTCCTTCCGGTGTCACCGCGTATGAACTACGGGCAGATGCGCATGGCGTTGCACAAGGTCGCACCCGATCTGCAAGTGTCCAGTGCCCTGCTGCCCGGCAAGCTCGATGGAATTTACTGCCTGGCCACGAACACGGCGCTCATCGACCGGCGCATAACCTATGTGCGCAAGCGCTGCGCCCTAGTGCACGAACTCGTCCATTGGCGGCATGGTGACGACACCTCGGACGGATGCGCGGGCAGTAAGATCGAGCGCCGATGCAGACGCGAGACCGCAATGCTGCTCATCAACCCCGCCGGATACGCGCTGGCCGAACGCATGTATGACGGTGAGTCCCACCAGATGGCCGCCGAGCTCAACTCACCCTCCAAATCATAGAGGACTACAGGAACCTGCTGCGCGACCGCATCGTGGCGTGACGAAAAAAATAATATGAATCGCTCCGACCTCTCTGTGTGCGCCGGAGCAGTTTTGTATCGTGTGGCTAATCCTTCTTTTTGCCGCTTAGGGATTTGCAGAAGGAGATGATTGCGGCTATGACGATGAGCGCGCAAATCGTTCCTATGACTAGCGCGATTGTGCTGCCACGCATGTTTTCGGGGTGGATTGCCAGGCGGGAGTATCCGTACCATGCGAGGTAGAGGAACAGCATGGCTCCGAGTAGTGCTGGGATGGCGAGTAGGTATAGGAGGGCTGTGCCGCATCCCATCTTGTTGTCGAGGTATGGAGTGGGTTCGTTTACGATGTCGGGGCTGATTTCGGGCAGATCGCTGGATTGGCTGCGTCCGTCGAATCGTCCGGCTTCCGCCATTCGTTCTTCGCGAAACGCGGCCCTGTCTCTCGCGTTTCTCTTCTTCTCGTCTTTTCGGTTGACGCGACTCGTACTTGCAGTTCGGTTCTTAGTTCCGGATGCTTTCGCAGTCTTTCTTTTCCTTCCGCCGGTAAGACTCGTCTCATAGCTGACACCTGGCGCGAGACGGGTGGTCGCTTTGCCCCTCGTGTTCAAAGTGGTGTTCCCGATCTTCACCGACGTGGACAGGCCACGCTTCGACACATTGACCCTGACACCCTTGCCCAGGCTAATGGACTTCCGCATCCTAAATCCCATGGCTAAACCTCCTTGCTCCCACCAACGATTCTACCGTCACATACACCAAACCGTCCCGATCGCTCTTTGCGAGCGCCGGGGCGGTTTGGTTGTCAGAGCTTAGGTAAAGGAGTCCGTGTTCATCTGACAATGCGTACCCATGATTTTTGGTTGCTGTTCTCGATCATCTTTTTTGCTTGGCTGCGTTCGAAGCTTGCCATGTAGGCGTGATGGATAGTGAGTACGCAGTCTTGCAGTACGTTGTCGTCTTCCAGATCCACTATTTTCAGGCCGTGCGCTTTTGCGTCTTTGGCTGAGATATGACGATTATGCATTGCGGAATTCGCGTGGGTACCAAGCCATTCCGCAATGTTTCGTGCTTTGTCCTCTGCATCTTCATCGTCTTTGAACATGCCTGTTTCCAGCCAGGTTCTGACCATCTTTTGTGAGGCTTCGACTGCTTTCTTGCAGTCGCCGAGAAAGGTGGGAGGATACTTGCTTATTATCTGCGCCCACATGGGCACGGACGAGGGATTGGAGGTTGTCTCTGCTACCGCCTGTGCGAATTCTTCCAGAACGCCGCCGGCTGGTATACCATTGAATTGCGGGTCGGTGGGACCAATCGACGATTGTCTCCCCATGTAAATCTTCTTGCATGCGCAGGCGATCATGGTTCCCGCTGACATGGCCATGTGAGGCACGAACGCCTCGATGTCCCCGTCGAAGCAGTCCCGCAGATAATCCACCAGCTTTTCCGCGGCAGCAAGATCGCCTCCTGGGGTGTGGAGAATCAAGTCCAGCCCCTTAGACCGATCCAGTTCATGGACATTGGTCATGAAACCCGTCATGTCAGTATCCAACAGACTTGTTTCCTGAACCCCTTGGGAATCCTGCAGCCAGCCGGAGTAATAGCATATGACGTTCCTGCCCCGTATTTCGGCCAGCTTGGAGATGTACTCCTTACGCGTGATATCGATAACGCCGTTCGGTGCAGACTCGACCTGATTAATAATCTCATCCCATGAAGGCATGCTCAGACTCCCACATAGGTTCTGGTAATCACTTTCTGCGGCTCACCATACAGAGAGGGCCGCCTAAATAGAGCCGGGTCGACCTTGTCTCGATCTGGGATTACTGGCACGACCACTATTTTTTTGTATTGCTCAAGCAATGTCTGCTCGTCAACATCCATTACGGTTCTCGTCATGATGATTGCTCCTATTCACGGCACACGACGATCTTCCCTTGCCATCCCGTCGCGCACAGTATGTCCAATCTACACGCGATAGATGAACTTGTGCACATTTTTTATCGGAATGTGCATAAGTTCGTCCCATTTTTGGATTGCCCGCGCGTGTCGCAAAATGATACGAGCGCGGCACTGCGGGTGTTGAACACGGCATTTTATGACACGTCCGCGCTGTCATCCGTGAGGCTGGGTATGGCTTCGCGCATCATATCGGCGAGCGCCTTGGTGCCCCAGTGGGTGTATCGGGCGGTCATTTGGATGTCGGTGTGGCCGAGTACGGCCATGCGTTCGTCTTCGCTGGCTCCTGATTCGGCGACTCTGGTGGCTGTCCAGTGGCGGGCGGAGTGGATTTTGACGTATGGGAGGCCGGCTGCTTGGAGGGCGTTTCTCCAGCGTCGGTTTTCCTGTTCCTGTCGTATGGGTCGGCCGAGGAGGTTGTTGAAGATGAACTGGTGGGGGTGCATGCCGAACATGATGATGCGGTTCCATAGCCGGTTCCACAGGTTCCATGTGATGGGCACGAAGCGTACGCCTTTCTTGGATTTGGGTGGTACGAGCCAGAGTCCGCCGACCACGTGGACGGCGTTGTGCCATTTGGGTATCACCGCGTCGGCGCCGCCGACGTAGTCCTGGAGCTGCTGTTGGACGAAGATGCCGGGTATGCCGTCGCGTATTTCGAGCTCGTAGGGCATGAGCGCGTATCGTTCGCCTTCCCTCATGCCTGTGGCGAACGCGAGTTCGAACAGGATGGCCCACATCTCGGTGTCCTCCGGGGAGTCGTGCGGGCCTCGCCTGCCTCCGGCCATGGGTGCCTTGACGGCCGCTGCGATCAGTTCCTTGGGCTGTGATTCGTCGAGTATCCTCTGCGGGGTCTCCTCGTAGCGTGGCGGTTTGACCCTGCGGCAGGGGTTGCGGTCGATGAGCTCCTCGAGTTCGGCGTCGTCGAGCGCCTGTTTGAGTATCCCGTGGTATTCTCGCACGGTGCGCGGCGCGCGGGTTCGGCCGAGCCTGTCCATCATGAGGCGCACGTGTGCGGGCGTGAGCTCGGCGAGCCGCACTCCCCCGATGGTGTCGGCAATGATGTTGCACCGCTTGTCGAGGTTGTACCAGGTGTTGGGTTTCAGGTCGCGGCGGCGCTGCCCGCACCATCGGATGATGTAGTCGCGCAGGTAGGGCGACTGATTGGAATGGATGATGCCCGTGCGCTCGTATTCCCTGAGCTTGTTCTCGTGGCGTTGGCGGGCGTCGGATTTGACCAGTCCCGTGGTCTCGATGATGCGGCGGTGCCCGGTGCCGGGGTCGGCCGTGATCTCGGTGCGGAAATGCCATTTGCCGGCCTTGTCCCTGAACACTCCTCCCGCGCCCTTGGTGCGGCGTCTTTTCGTTGCGGCCAT